CGACTGATCCACGGGCGGGTGCCCGGACACCCCGGAGACCTTGCCGAAAGGGGTCTCCGGGGTGTTCGTCAGAAAGGCGGTGAACCATGGCATCACTCGACGATATCGCACAGCTCCGCCGTATGGCGGCACTGGACGCGGACGACGAGACATACACGGATCAGGTCGTCGGCACGTACATCGACAACCTGGGCAGCATCCAGGCCGCCGCAGGGGCAATCTGGGGCGAGAAGGCGGCTGCTGCCGCCGCACTGGTGGACGTGACCGAGTCGGGGTCCTCACGGGCCCTCTCACAGCTCCAGAAAGCTGCCCTCGCCATGCAGCAGCACTTCACTCCGGATGACCCGACGCCGGAACCGGCGAAGGCGTCCTTCACGGTGGGTATCCAGCGGGTATGACCACACACACCGCCGAGCTGGCTGCGCAAATAGCGCAGACGCGTGCGTTCATCGAGGCTGACTACACCGAGGTAGCCTTGATCCCGCGCGAGCGTCAGGCCACGGCTAGTGGCGGGTGGTCGTACATCGACGGGACACCGAGAGCCTTGCAAAGGTTCAAGCTGTCCCTGATTAACTACGACCAGCGGCCGCAGATCACGCTCGCCGGGGGTGTGGTCCGTCTCATCGACTATCACCTGATCGCCCTGCCTGATGCCGTGGTATTCGTGGACGACTACTGGATTGACGTGGACGGCGTGAGATTCGACGTCGTTGGGTTCAGCTCGGGTCGTCTGTACGAGCTGAAAGCGTTCGTCTCCTGCTCGGCACCGGTGTCGGCGGTGCCTAGCCGTGGCTAAGAAGTCGTTCATCGAGTTCAACTCGCTGTCACCCGGTCTGAAGGCGTTGCTGCCGAAGATCGACGCGGCGGTAGGGCTCGTGTTCGACATGGCCGAAGCCGAGGCCGAGACATACGCACGCGGGAACGCGCCGTGGACTGACCGTACGGGCAACGCTCGGGCTGGGCTAATGGCCAAGCACAGCGGTGAGGCGATGCGCTGGCACGAGCTGGTGATCTACCACTCCATGTCATATGGCGTGTGGCTGGAAGTGCGGTTCTCTGGTCGGTACGCCATCATCGGCCCGACCATGTTGCACATGTCAAACATCATCGCCGCGAACATCGCCACGGCCATCCACCACGTGACCTCAAGGGAGCCACGACCGTGAGAGATGTCATCCTGGCGGCATTGCTCGGCGACGCCACGTTAGCCGGTCTGGGTGTCTCTGACGGGGCCGTACTGACGGGTGACGTGGACACGCCGACCGAGCGACCGTTCCTGCAACTGCGGTACGGCCCGACCACACCCGGGCCAGCTCGGGGGGGTGTGGGTCCGAACATGCGTGACCTCACCCTCTGGGTTCACGACGTGCCGAACGACTACACGCGCATCGACAAGATCATCCAGCAAATCAAGGTGGTCATGCTCGCGCTCGAAGCCGAGCAGTCCGCCCTGACAGACGGGTGGTTGGTCGTAGTCGAGTGGGTGGGGGATTCGGACGACCTGGCCGACGACGGCCACCGTACAATCACCCGTAACACCAGTTACAGGATCGTCGGATCTAGTTTGTGAGAGGAGGAAACACCCATGAAGGTTGTCGAGTACACAGGCGCGGCACATGTCCGCCGCATTTCGGCCCGTGACTGGCGGCTTGCCGGCGTGAAGGGCACTGACGTCGAGTGGTCTTGGGAGAACGGCTTCGGCCTGGACGCCGGGGGGTTCAGCGCCGAGCAGCTTGCGACGCTGGCCACGATGTCGGACCAGTTCGCTGTAGTCGAGATGGACGCGCTGCCCGCACGGCTGCCGTTCCGTCAGACGCCGGCGCTGGCTCGTCAGACGCGCGTCGCTGGCTTGGCGGCTGTACTTCAGCCGTCGGCCGACGAGGTCGAAGAGGACGAGGACGAGTCCTCGCTGTTCGACAAGGGGTAACGGTGGACCTCCGCTGCCCCAGCCGCAAGCACGCGGTACTGCTCCGGCCATCCGCTGACGCGGGTGTGGTCGAAGTCATGTGCCCGTCGCGGTTCTGCGGACGGCGCGATGGTGTCACGGTTCTGCACGAGTTCAGCACCAGTACGGGCGCGTTGATAAGGACTCGCCTGTTCCGCAATCCGATAGGGAAGAAGGTGAATTAAAGTGCCATTGGGAACTACGCTTCCCTACGGGCTCCGGGACGTGAAGATCATTCCGTACCCCAATCTCCAGGCGGTAGTCTTCGGTACGCAGCTCATCGACCTGCCGAACGCGCAGGAGATGGAGTTCAATGAGACCGAGGACTACGACGACCTGCGTGGCGATGACCACCTGGTCACGTCGCACGGTCAGGGTGCTCAGGTCGAGTGGAACCTGACCTCGGGCGGTATCTCGTTCGACGCCTACAGCGCCATCTCTGGCGGTGTGGTCGTGGACACCGGGATCACGCCGAACCAGCGACGGCGCATCCGCAAGGCTACCTCGGACCAGCGGCCGTTCTTCACGGCCATCGGTCAGGCCATTTCGGACAGCGGCGGCGACATGCACGCTGTTCTGTTCCTGTGTCGGGCGACCGGCAACCTTGAGGCCAGCTTCAAGGACGGGGAGTTCACGATCCCCGGGGCGTCCGGCATCGGGTACCCGTGTCGGGTGACCGGTCTGCTCGACGGCAACGAGGTCAACAGCGCGGTCTACGACTGGATTCAGCACGAGACGGCTACGGCCATCACCGCGCCGATCCTCGACACCCCGTCAATCCCGACGGTCGACTCTCTGTCCGACAACGCTGGCCTGGCGGCTGGCGGCGAGATCACCACGATCTACGGCACCGGCTTCACGGGCGTCACGGCGGTCAACTTCACGGCGACTGCGGCGACGGACTTCGAGGTCTTGAACAGCCACACCATTACGGCCATCGTGCCGCCTCACACGGCCGGCGTGACGAACGTGCGCGTCACCAACGCCGCTGGCCAGTCGGCCACCGGTCCGCAGAACGTCTACACGTACAGCTGACCTGATCCACACGCGAAGGGAACTAGGAGCACACGATGCCTCCCACCAACGAACCGCAGCAGCAAGTCAACAACGTCTGGGCGACGCAGGCCGCGCAGGCTGACGTCACCTGGACCATTCCCCTGCCCTCGGGCCAGGTCGTGCGCGTCAAGAAGGTCGGTGTGATGGACCTCCTGACGGCCGGCATCGTCCAGAACTTCGACTCGCTGACGTCGCTCGTCGTCGAGGAGCCGATCGCGGACGCCAAGAAGCAATTGGCTGGACGCAAGCCGAAGACGCCGACCAAGGCCGAGCAGGAAGCCGCCGAGAAGGCGGAAGAGGCACGCCTGATGAAGGTGGTCCTGGCAAACCCTGAGACCATCGAAACCATGTCGGCTATCGCTGACCGCGTCGGCGTGCTCGCGTGTGTGGAGCCGCAGGTGGCACTGCACTACAACCCCGAGGACAAAGACCGGACGCCGATTCCGGCCGACAAGCGCGTGCCTGGCAAGATCTACACGGACCAGATCGACTTCATGGACAAGGTGACGATCATGTCCGAGACCGTGGAGGACGTCGACAAGCTCGCCGCCTTTCGGTCGTAGCCCCATACAACTGTGGGAAGCCTGGGAAATGAGCCAGGCGTACCACGTACGGCCCAGCGCAATCCTGGGGATCACAGAGGGACTCCCTGCATACGCAGTCGACCGAGCAGTCTGGACGTTTGCACGAGCCATTGAGGCCGCGCAAGAAGAGGCTGTGAAACGACTGCCCAAGAAAGCGACAGAGGCGTTGCAAACCTCCACACGGACGCGGGTGCTTGACGTGTTCTTGGGGGTGGATCGCGCTACTGCCGGTCGGTACGCCGACCCGGCCATTCGCTAGGGGAGGGAACATGGCAAACCAGAGCGTCGGCTCCATCCGAGGCACCATCAAGATAGACTACGATGGTAAGGGGATCGTCCGGGCCATCCGCGACACTGACGAGGCCACGGGCGAAGTCAGCAAGCTGGACAAGGCCGCAAACCTGATCCTCGGCACTTTCGGCAAGTTCGCGAAGGGTGCGCTGAAGGTTGGGGCCGGCGCTGTGGCCATCGCAGGTGGACTCCACACCGTGGCCGGCATCCTCGCCACCATCGGCCCCCTGATTGGTGCAGGGCTCGCCACACTACCGGCT